ATAATCAACGGTATTCAATACACCTACTGGTATCACGAAGCATTCGATTATAAGAATATGTTGACAAGTGACATAAAAAGGTATAATATGAAAGTGTGGGCTGGGGCGGAGTATTGTACGGGGTTACAATCCTATACACCACAATTATTGAAGTCTAATATATACGGGTTTATCTTGGGAATATTATCACCATTATCTAATTTTACAAAAGTTGAACCGTGGATGATAACCAATATCCGAAATAGTTATAATGCTATAAAGCAGGCAAGGAGCGACAATGACAGCTAGAACCACAATGGATGATCTAATTCAAAAGTTGCGAGTATATACACAAGCTGGTACATCAGACTTTGTTGTCAATACTACGACCTATTGGTCTGATGAACAATTACAGGATGAGCTTGATAAGACACAGAAAAAAGTCAATTATCAGGCGATGCAAGCAATCCCGACGTATGGCATTGGCGGTACTGTCACTTATACCAGGTATCAAACCGGACTGGCTGATTGGGAAAAAACACCAACTATTCAGGACGAAGGCGGCACAACTTTGACCGCTGGCACTGCGTTGGCTAATTATTCCTTTGATGACAACGTTGGTGTTGTAACCTTTGTCAGCGATACCGAAGGAAAAACAAGGTACATAACCGGATATGTTTACAATGTCGAAATGGCAGCCGCAAAAGTGTGGGAGCAAAAAAGCGCGTTATACGCAACACAGTTTGATTTCAGTACAGATAATCACAGCGTAAAGAAATCACAGGTGTTACAGGGTTGTCGTGACATGGCAAAGTATTATCAAAGCCGCGCTGGCATAATTCAAATAGAAATGGTGAGGAGCGATGACACTTTCTAGCAGCGATTTATCGTATATGAGGGACGCGGTTGAATTATTACTACCTGACACTTGCTACATCCTGACTAATTCAGGGACAGCGGACGGGTCTGGTGGTATCACTGATTCATGGGGAACGGCAACAACCACAACCGCTTGCAGACTTGATACCATGACGGGCAATTACAAGAACCTTGACGGCGCGGTGCAAACCTACAATAAACTTATCCTGAGTACACCTTACGACACAACCATTACAGAGGCGAACCGCGTTTATTATGGTGGCAATACCTACCAGGTGACATCGGTCAATGACGGTTCATGGTTGGCAACTAAACGCGCGGAGGTACAAAAAGTATGAGCATGTCAACCTTCAAACTGGACACCAGAGAACTTGACAAGATTGTTCGTGAAATGGACGACAATAAAAACAAGGTTGGTAAGATGTTAGGCTTTGAGCTGGAAGCAGAAGCGAAAAAGAGAGCTCCACGTCGAACCAGTGCGATGTCTAATTCTATCTACACTGTTACCAAAGAACACGACGGGTATGCAGCGGCAAGTGGGGCAGCTAAACAGATGAATCCACAAGCAGAAACACAGGCGCATCCAACACCGACCGGAAATGTATTAGCACGTGTTGGCCCGTGTGTGAATTACGCTGAATTTGTCGAGTTTGGCACATCCAGAATGTCAGCGCAACCATACCTCACACCAGCCGCAGAGGTTGTATTCCAGAAAGTCAACGACGGGACATACTGGAGAAAGTTGGTCGAATGATTTTGAAATGGAGGAAAAAATGATTTTACATCCAAATAGTAAGTTTGTGAAACAATTGGTAGCGGCTCTTGGTATAGAAAGATGGAGGCGAATAATAATTGATATTCGTTTTGATGAAGTTACTACACTTTATATCGAACAATTAATCGATGAAGAAAAGTTAGGCAAAATAGAATTAGATGCTGGAATTGTACTAAAAGAGGTCGAATGAGCGGAGTATTGAATTTAGTATCAACGGCATTATATAGCAAGTTTACAGGTGACACGACGCTAAAAACATTGGTGGCAAGCAATACCAGCTTTTACGCTATAAAAGCACCCAAAGACGAAGCCTATCCGTTTGTAGTGTGGTCTTTGTTGTATGGTGGGCCTGAGAATATCACACCATCAGACTTACAAAGTCATCTTTATTTTATCAGGGCATACGCAACGAGCGCGGTGACATCCGGGAACATTCACGCGCGGATTGCTTCGCTACTTCACCTCCAATCAATAACCGTGACCGGGTTCACGAATATTTGGTTGTCGCTCGAAGAAGAGTACGAGGGTGAGGAAATTTTACAAACCGGGAATACCGTGTATATGCGCGGTGGTGGTTACAGAATCCGATTGGATAGTTAGGAGAAAATATGGCAACAATAACAGGCAAAGATTTATACCTCTCGTGGATTCATTCAGGTGGCACTGTAGTATTATCGGGAGATTATACACAGTTCACTGATACTCCAAGTGTAGAACTGTTAGACGAAAGCGCGGGTTCTGATGAATACAGAACCTACGTAGCGCGGTTGAAGGATTCGAGTTATGCCTTCTCGGCGCGTTATCAATCCGCTGGTAGTGTTTTAATTAACTCTCTGGCTATGGGTGGATCTGGTACTTTGATTTATCATCCTGAAGGAACAGCATCTGGAAAAGTAAAACGTACAATTCCATCAATCTCACAAGGCGCATCGGTGAATATTCCTTATGCAGGACTTGTTGAGATTAGCTGCACATTCCAGGGTAATGGAGCGATAGTCGATGCCACAAACTGAAGCTGATTTAGTATTGAGCGACGGTAAGCAGGTTGTATTCAACCTAAAAAAAATGTCACGTCAAGAATACCGTGACCTTCACAATCCAGCCTACACAGACGAAAATGATGATCTGGTATTAGCGAAGGTCACAGGTATCGACGTTGAAGAACTACGTGATATGAACATGGAAGATTACAGCCGTTTGATCTGGCAGTTGATTCGCAAGGTTCAACAGCCGACAAACCCTACTTAGGTCGTGCGGTCTATGATGCTTTGACGGTGAAAGAACCAGCGCCATCCGAACTGATTACCTGGACATTAATAGAACGGTTCGGGTGGACGCTGGAATATGCCAAAAGCATAAGCGTCCAGGATTACCACGACCTGATTGCAATAGATGACGCACGACACAAAGCAAAATCAAGTTTGATGAGGAAATGATAAGGGAGGTGTGCTATCGGAAAGAAGATTGCAAGTTTATGGGCAGAAATTGGTGCAGATACCACCAAACTTAAAAAGGGATTAGAAGATACAAAAACTGGAATGGAAGGGGCGAAACAAAACTTTCTAACCAGTTCTGCTAAAATGGCAGCCGCTATTGGAATCGCAACCGCGGCTGTTGGTGCATTGTATAAGGGTCTAAAAGATACCGTCGATGTCACTATGGATTACGCTGCCGAGGTAAGAGACTTACAGCGTGCCAGTGGAATGACTGCCGAAGAAACATCGAAAATCATTCAAGTATTCGATGACATGGATGTTAGTTCTGACACATTGACAAGAGCGCTCCGTAAAATGTCACAGGAAGGCATTACATTCTCCGTTGAAAAAATGGCGGAGATGAGTGACGAATATTTGAAACTTGAAGCAGGGGCGGAGCGTAATAAATTCTTATTGGATAACTTCGGACGCGCTGGACTTGAAATGGGTAAGGCGTTGGAAATAGGTAGCGACGCTATAAAGCAGATGGCTGATGAAATGGACGGGTCACTAATCCTGACACAGGATAGTGTGGACGCTGCCCGTGAATACGAAATAGCAATGGACAATATGAATGATACTGTCATGGGGTTGAAAGTATCAATCGGTAATGAGCTTATTCCTGTACTTACAAAAGCAGCGCAAGCATTTGACGATATGATGAATTTTATACCTGATAATATCAACGGACTTGAAGACCTAAACGAAAAAGTAAAGTCTGGAAAAATATCATACGAACAATATAAAGGCGCTCTTGATAATGTTCTTGATTCGCTTCACGTTGCCATTGACGAAGAAGGCAATCTAACCGCAACCAGAAGGGGAGCGGAGGACGCTGTTGACGCCTTGAAAGATTCGACATTTTATTATTCCGAAGAAGCTTATAACGCGGCATTAGCAACTGAAGAATGGGATGACCACGAAAAGAAACTTGCTGAAAGGTTCAAAAAAGAATCTGTACCAGCGATTGATGAGATAAAAGACGCTACTAATAACGCAGCTGATGCAATGAGAGAATATAGCGAAGAATTATTATTTGCAATTGCTTCACAAGGGTTAACAGATGAACAGGCATTGGCTTTAGCTTATTCAATGGGACTTGTTGACGAAAATACCGTCATGGCTACTGAAAAAACGAAGCTATATAAAGATTGGTTAGACAAAAAACTAATCACCGAAGGGGAATATTATGAGCTTGTTAAAAAAGTAAATACAGAAATAAAGAACCTTCCTGCCAGTAAAACATTTGACTTATTTATAAATATTCACGGTCTAGACGGGATAGAAACACTAACCTCAATGGGTGGTGGTGGATCTTCAGGCGGCGGCTTTGAAGCTAAAGCGCTTGGCGGTGCCGTTCGTGGTGGTCAACCTATCCAATGGGGCGAGTACGGACGTCCTGAAATGCTTATCACACCATCCGGCGGCGGACAGGTAGTCAACGCGCAACAGATTGTCGAAGCGATGCGCTCAAGCGGTATGGACATCGGAAACAAGGGTGTGACCATCCAGCAGCAAACCATCTACACAAGTACGCGAGCCGACCTTATCCAGTACAGTATTGAGCGTGCGAGAGGATATGCACTATGACACTAACCAATTACAAACTATTTGCAATCAGACCGAAGGCGACAACGAACCTTTGTACCAATCCTAGCTTTGAGACAGGCACAACGGGCTATACCACGGGCGGTACAAACACCATCGCCACAAGTGCAACCGTACAAAGACGGGGCGTGTATTCCTGCAAGTGTACTTTCGCTGACAACGATTTAACACTATCCTATGCAGCCACACTCACGGCGGTTGCATATGTTGGTACGATTGATATTTACATTCCGACTGCTTATGACGGGACAGAATTAACGCTTACCTGGACGGGTTATACAAGCGCGACCGTTACCGCTGGCAAGCCTGATATGACCATCCGTGACCACTGGCAAAGAATATCTGCTTACATTACACCTGTTGGCGGTGACCTTGCAGGAACGTTGACATTATCCGAAACGGGTACAAATGGGACGGCTGGCATATTCGTATATGTTGACGGAGTTCAGATTGAAACTGGAACGGCTGCTACTACTTACCTTGACGGTGACATAGAAGGTAACATCAACACAGGCAACGTGCTTGAATACTACTGGGGTGGACAGGCTCATGCAAGTATAAGTTATCGTACAGCTAACACACGTTCGGGCGGTGATTTAATTGACATCTCCGCTTATTGTAAAAATATTTTATTGGAGGGATTAGGGGTAGCACCTGTTGACCATGTGGCAGTACCACTGACAAGCGGCGGTGAAACTTATCTATATTCTAATTACACATCGAGATACTTCACACTCAAGGTAGTATTTGAAGGCTCGCACATTGGTGACATTCAGGCGAAACGAAAGGCATTATTAGACCTTATCAAGCCGGATGTAACAGGTTACGCGCAACCGCTGGTATTGAGGTATCAGGGCTATACCGACGCGGGCAAGCTGGCAAGCGAGCCGGTGGATATAAAGTGTCAGTATATCAGCGGACTTGACAGCGCTCCACAAATGCGATTTGCACACTTTGCAGATATTACATTTAGGTTGTCAGATGTTGCACTTGAAAGTGACGGGGATGTTGGGGCTGGATTGACATTAAGCGCTGAATTAACAAGTGCTGATTATATTGTGTATCAGGATAGGGACGGCGTATGGCATAGTATGGCAGGGGTGACAGGTAATATATATACAATAGCACAACATCCAATCACAAAGGAAATTTATATTGCTGGTGCTGGTTTAGACATTGGTACTGATGCTGATGCTGATAAATTAGCAAAGTGGAATGGTACTGCCTGGGTTGCAGTAACTGCTGGTTTTGGTGGACTTTATACAATAAATGAAATTTTATTTGATTCTTCTGGAAATCTTTATATAGTTGGAGATTTTGAAAATATAGGTGATGCTAACGGTGATAACATTGTCATGTGGAACGGTTCTGCATTGTCTAGTTTGGGAACTGGTTTAAACGGTGGTGCTAATACTCTTGCACTAGATTCTTCTGGTAATTTATATGTTGGTGGTGGTTTTACACTTGCTGGTGGCGTTGCTAATACTGTCAGGATTGCCAAATGGGACGGTTCTGTTTGGACTCCGCTATCAACAGGAATAAGTGGAACTGTTACAAAGATTGTAATTGATAAAAATAATAATCTTTATGTTGTTGGTAATTTTACAAATCAGGGTGATGCAAACGGGGACTATGTTGTCAAATGGACGGGTTCAGCATGGGTTAGTTTAGGAACTGGTTCAAACGCGTTGTTAAATGCCGCTGTTTTAGATGAATCTGGTAATTTATATGTTGGTGGTAACACGACTGCATTGGGAGGGGTAACTGTTGGTTATTGGGGACGCTGGAATGGTAGTAAATGGGAGACGTTAGGGGATGGCGTTAATAATTATGTTTATAGAATTATTGAACACAATAATTCAATATATTTATCTGGTGTTTTCACAAGTGCTGGTGATGTTACTTTATCTGATAGAATCGCTGAATATTTAGGTAATGGAATATATAAACCATTAGATATAAATTTACCAGGTTCGCCAATAGTATATAGTTTATTATTTGACAATCTAGATAATCTCTATCTTGGATATTCAACCGCTGGCACTGCAACCGTAGCAGGTGTTACAACCGTCAATAATCCATCAGCGACATCCTATCCAGTATTAGACTTTACAGGCGTCGGGGCAATTCAGCAAATCAATAATTACAACACAGGAAAGGCTATTTTCTTCAACAGCCTCACTCTTTTATCAGGTGAAGTAATTACATTGGACTTACGTCCTGATAAACTTACCATGACATCTAATTTCAGGGGCAATGTAAAGGGTTATCTCGTTAAGGGTAGTAACTTAGACTTTCCACTTATACCTGGTGATAACAAAATCGCCGTATTTATGACGGGGACAGATGCAAGCTCTGGAGGAGTGATAAAGTATAAGACGCGCTTGCACGGATTGGACGCGGCACAATATGAGTAGTTATCAGATTGTTATCAAGACGGATGAAGGGCTGGAAGTAAAGCGACTGTCACAAGTTAACAGCTTACGGGCTGGAAGATTTGACAGGGCAATGATGCCTTGTGAGATTACAATACCGCAAATGCTGACACCGAACGATTTCAGCAAGGACATGATTGTCGAGATTTGGCGCGATAATGGCGACGGTTCGATTACACTGGACGGTGAAACGGGCTACTTCCTGAGACGTTGGGACTTTTACCGCGATAGCAGCGGACAGGATATGATTTATCTGTATGCACTGGACGGGAATTACATCATTGACGGGCGCGAAGTGGAGTATGACGCGGAGTCAACACAGGCTACAAAATCCGGCGTTGCGTGTGACGTTATCAAAGAGATTATTGATGAGAACTTTGTCAGTGACGCGGTTGATACAAGCCGCAATCTGGCAGCGACATATTTTACAATTGACGGTGACGACGGGGCGGGGGGTACAGTCACAAAGGCGTTTTCGAGACAA